ATACGAACTAAATTTTATAGGATTTGCTGAGACGTTAAACCTAGCACGAGCAATGATACGTAAAAAGTACAGAGACATGAGCTACAACGAGCTAGTAAAGGCTTACAACCAAGTATTCGGAGGTTACCCAGATGAGATTACATAATGTGACTGTAGAGCTACTACGACACTTTGCAGATATTATTGAACAACATTTGGAGGAATGATTATGCGTTGCCGTGCATGTGACGTTATCCTAGATGACGCTGAAGCAGTCAAAAAAGACGCAAGGGGAGTACACTACGACTTGTGTACAGAATGTTTGACAGTATCCATAGCTACCCATTGGGAGCTTGAGAACATGGAGTCAATACCTAATCCTGGTTATATATCACAGGATGATGTGTTGCAATTACAGGAGAACTATGATAACATCTTAAGTAGTATTAAGGACTACTAAAGATATAAACTAAAGGAATAAACTAATGGGTAATACTACAGATGTACTACTGTAGTGGGAGGGTTGCAATACCAAAGACAGTGTGGTATACTATTGGTGTACTTTCGGGTACAGTTAATGTTAACTAACGAGGATTATCTCAATGGCAAGTCAAGTTATCGAAGGTGTAGTAAACTTTAGCAACGTAACCAAGCACGATGTGTATAACGGTCAGGACACTGGCTCTTTCTCAATGACAATCACCATGTCAGAGGACGATGCTGCAACACTGGCGGCACAGGGCGTAAAGATCAAGGAGTACGAGGGCAACAAGCAACGCAAGTTTAAGTCCAAGTACACCATCGGTATGTACAATTCCGAAGGTGATCGTTTTGAGGGCGAGGTTCCCTATAACTCTCGTGTACGGCTGAAGTACAAGACAGGTCCAGCACATCCTGTCCACGGTACTCCAACTTATCTGGAGGCTGTGAAGGTGCTAGAGTTAGCAGAAGTGTCTGAGGAGGCTGTGGACTTCTGATGGACTCTAAATTCCTACACCACGAGGAATGTCCCAAGTGCGGTAGTAGGAACAATGTGGCGGTTTACTCTAACGGTGGCCGCCATTGTTTTTCTGCCGACTGTGACTATCACGTAAACGGTGAAACAGGAGAGGAAACACAGGTGTCAACACCTAGTAACCTAAACATGGGCGGAGTAGTAGCTGAGATACCAGAGCGTCGTTTGTCTGCCAAGACCACTAGACACTATCAGGTCACGGTGGAGTACGACGCTAACGGTAAGATCGCTAGGCACTACTACCCGTACTACGATGTAGACACAGGCGAGCTAGTTGCCGCTAAGTCTCGCGTGGTCAAGACCAAGGACTTCCTATCGTCGGGCACTATGTCCAACGTAGGTCTGTTTGGTCAGAAGCAGTGCCGTGGCAGGGGTAAGTTTGTCACGATCACTGAGGGTGAGATTGATGCCATGTCTGTCTACGAGATGTTCGGACAGAAGTACGATGTGGTGTCACTGAGGTCAGGCGCTAGTAGTGCGTCAAAGGAGATCAAGGCACAGCTAGAGTGGCTTGAGGGCTACGACAACGTGGTACTTTGCTTTGACCAAGACAAGGCTGGAGAGTTAGCTGTAGAGCAGATCAAAGACCTCTTTAGTCCTAACAAGCTGAAGATATGTAACCTGCCCCTGAAGGATGCCAGCGAGATGCTGATGGCTAACAGGGTACAGGAGTTTACACAATCCTGGTGGGACGCAAAGGTGTACAGACCAGACGGTATCATCGCTGGTGCTGACACATGGGAGGCTTTGGTAAACAAGCGGCAGGTACAAAGCGTACCGTACCCGTGGGATGGACTAAATGAAATCACAAGAGGACACAGGCCGTTTGAGCTTGTCACTATCACCAGCGGTAGTGGTATGGGAAAGTCCCAGTTTATCAGAGAGCTTGAGTACGATTTGCTCCAACGCACAGACGCCAACATTGGTGTACTTGCACTGGAGGAAGATGTCGCAACGACAGCTCTGGGAATTATGTCGGTGGCATCATCTAGGCGACTACACTTGGAGGAGGACACGCCTGTTGATGAGCTTAGACCTCATTGGGAAGAAACGCTGGGGTCTGGACGTTATTACCTGTTCGACCATTGGGGATCAACGTCTGCCGATGAGCTTCTTTCAAGAGTACGGCACATGGCAAAGGCCTGCGACTGCCGATATATCATCCTCGACCACCTCTCCATCGTGGTTTCTTCTCAAGAGAACGGGGACGAACGGAAAGCTATAGATGAGATTATGACCAAGCTGCGTACACTGGTGGCAGAGACAGGGATCACTTTGTTCCTAGTGTCGCACCTGCGTAGATCATCTGGCACTGCACACGAGGACGGAGGACGCATCAGCCTTCAGGATCTCAGGGGTAGCCAGAGTATTGCTCAACTCTCCGATATAGTTATAGGCATGGAGCGTGACCAGCAGAACCCAGACGAGGACACTAGGAACACAACCACAGTGAGGATACTCAAGAATCGTTATTCAGGTGAAACTGGCCCTGCCTGTTGGCTACGGTACGACAAGTTTACAGGACGCATCCACGAGTGTGCCAACCCTAACCCACCGGAGACAGAGTTTTGAACCTAGTCTTTTGTGACATAGAAACAGACGGGCTGGACCCCAGTGTAATCTGGTGTGCAGTCTGCCGACACAACGGAGAAGCGGAGGTAATCTGTAATGAGCAAGACTTCAAAGCGTATGTATCGCGTAAAGCACCGGCTCAGTTCGTATTCCACAACGGAATTGGCTTTGATGTTCCTGTGGTCGAGCGTCTTTGGAATTTTACTTTTGACCGGAGCATGGTCCTTGACACTCTAGTACTGTCACGCTTGGCAGACCCTAGTAGGTCTGGTGGACACTCTCTGCGTAACTGGGGCAACATCCTAGGCTTTGCAAAGGGCGACCACGAGGACTGGACTAGGTTATCACCAGCCATGATCGACTACTGCATACGTGACGTAGAGTTGACTGAGGCTGTGTACAAGAGGCTACGTGTTGAGCTAGACGGGTTTTCCAAAGAGTCACAGGATCTAGAGCATCAGGTACAGTGGATCATACAGGGACAGGAGCGCAACGGGTGGCTGCTGGATCAACGGCTGTGTCACACGCTGTGCGCTAAATTCAAGGAGCGTATGTATGCTATTGAGGAAGAACTCCAGAGGGTGTTCCCGCCGATTGTTGAGGAAAGGTGGTCTGAGAAGACAGGCAAGCGCCTTAAGGATAAGGTTACGGTCTTCAATCCTGGCTCCCGTCAACAGGTGGCAGAACGACTTGAAGCTAAGGGTGCGGTATGGTCGGAACTCACGCCGAGCGGTAGGCCGCAAGTGGACGAGAAGACACTTGAGGAAAACAAACACATACCGGAGGCTGTTCTCGTACTTGAGTACCTACTCTTGCAAAAGCGATACGCACAGGTATCCTCTTGGATAGAACACGTACAGGACGACGGTAGAGTACACGGGAGGGTTACAACAAACGGTGCTATCACAGGACGTATGACGCACCAGAATCCCAACATGGCACAGGTTCCGTCTATCAACTCTCAGTTTGGCAAGGAGTGCCGTGACTGCTGGATTGTACCAGAGGGACGTAAGCTAGTGGGTGTTGACGCTAGTGGACTAGAACTACGGATGCTCGCTCACTACATGGGCGATGAGGAGTTTACAAATGTCTTGCTTAGAGACGACATTCACACCAGAAATCAAACTGCTGCAGGACTTGCAACAAGACCTCAGGCAAAGACTTTCATCTACGCTTTCCTCTACGGAGCAGGGGACGCCAAAATTGGAAGCATCGTCGGAGGATCTGCGCGAGATGGCAATGAGCTTAGGACACGCTTTCTACGAAATACACCTGCTCTTGAAACTCTACGAGACAGAGTTGGACAGGCGTCTCGGAAGGGTCATCTCGTTGGACTCGACGGAAGAAAACTCTGGGTCAGGTCAGAACATAGTGCATTGAACACACTGCTTCAGGCGGCTGGTGCAATCATTATGAAGAGGGCTTTGGTTCTTCTGGATGACTACGCGACACAGCACGGAATTGACTACAAGTTTGTGGGGAACGTACATGACGAGATACAATCGGAGGTGGCTGCAGAACAAGCAGAGAAGTACGGCTGGCTCGCAGTCGAGTGCATCAAGGCGGCTGGCATTTCTTTTGAACTCAGATGCCCCCTTGACGGAGAGTACCAAGTTGGATCAACGTGGGCAGAGACACACTGAGGAACACGATATGAATGACTGTATTAAATGTTCAGCAACTTTGACAGAAGATAATTGGTATGGCTCGTTTAAAAAAAAGCATATTTATATATGTAAGCGATGTCAAAAGAAACGCGCAAACGCTATAACAAACCCGAAACACAACCCTAGAAACAACCCAAACAGAATGTGGGTCAACGGTAAGTACATTTCTAAAAAGCACCCGTTGTTTAAACCAGGAAGATACAAGACATTTGAAGATGCAGCTTTCAGCAGTCTGTCGAAATACGAACTGAGTCGTGAGGGACAGGTGTACATCATTACCAATCCTAACTTCCCTGAGTGGGTCAAGGTAGGCATGGCGGTAGACTCAGAGGACAGGCTCAACGGATACCAAACGTCTTCACCGTTCAGAGACTACGAGTTGTTTACTTTTTGGTCTGTGACTGACCGACGATCTGCTGAGTCAGAGGCGCACAGTCTACTAGAGAAAGCGTATGACCGTAAGGGTGAGTGGTTTAATTGCACACCAGAGCAAGCACAGTCAGCCATAGCTGACCTAATGGAGCAACATAAATGAATAAACTTTACTCACTGGTAGACGACATTTACAAGGTGGTTGCCAACAAGGAAATACCAGAAGGTGTCGATCTGTACGAAGAGATAGAAAACTTTGGTGAAAACTGTAAACGTCTGATGACTAAGTTGTTTACAGAGGATCGTGACGATGGGCGCAAGCTACGTATGTCTAACATCGGTAGAGATGATCGTTACCTGTGGAACGCTGTTAATAACTCAGACGTACAGGAGGAGATGACTCCTAACACTTACGTCAAGTTTATGTACGGGCATCTGATCGAAGAGATGCTGTTGTTTCTAACCAAACTATCAGGACACGAGGTGACAGATGAACAGAAGCAGTGTGAAGTTGCTGGTATTACGGGCCACATGGACTGCAAAATTGATGGTGTTGTCACTGATATTAAAAGTGTCTCGACCTTTGGGTTTAAAAAATTCAAGGATGGAAGTCTCGCTTTTGATGATTCGTTTGGATACGTTGCTCAAATTAAAGGGTATGCACACGCCGAAGGGGAAACAAAGTTCGGGTGGCTCGCAATGGACAAACAGAACGGACACTTGACGTACCTGTTGTATGACTCTGCTGACACTCAGGCACCTGTTTATGAGAAGATTTCATTTGACATAGAGGAGCACATTGAACGAGTAAAAAAGCTAGTGGAGCAGCCAGAGGCACCAGAGGTATGTCACGAAGTCGTACCGGATGGCAAAAGTGGAAACATGAAGCTCGCCGTTGGTTGTTCTTATTGTCAATACAAGCATATCTGCTGGCCAGGAGTTCGTACCTTCCTGTACTCAAGCGGCCCAAGGTATTTAACAGAGGTGGTGAATGAACCGAAGGTCACGGAAATCCAAGCTGGGTAACTTTAGGTCGGAGTTTGAGAGAGATGTTGCAACGCAGTTACAACCATTTGGCTTTAGCTACGAGCCGTACCAGATACCGTACGTCATCGAACGAAAGTACACCCCAGACTTTGTGTACGAGTACAACGAACGGACGTATCTTATTGAGTGCAAAGGATACTTCAGAGCAGGAGACACACAAAAGTACAAAGCAATCTCTAGGTCAATTCCGTGGACTCACGAACTTATATTTGTACTGATGAAACCTAATCAGAAAGTAAACAAAAGCACCAAACTTACTATGGCTCAATGGTGTGACAAACACAAGATTCTATGGTATAATATAGATACACTTAAGGAGTTGGTTGATTATGTCTCTGACACTAGAAGAAACTAAGGAGCGTCTGTTGCGGTTCTACGATCCCGATGATCTTCTGGAAGCCCTACAGATTTCGTCTGAAGAGATACTGGATAGGTTTGAGGACAAGCTGCTACGTAAACTTGATGAGTTTCAAGAGGAGCTAGAAGAAGATTATGAAACATGATATGCGTAACGAATGGACTTACTACACAGACAGAGAGAACGAGATGGCTTCTTACAAATCTATAGACGATGCTAAACCAGAAGACTGGGACAAGGTGAACAAGAGTAAGACTTTTACAGGCAAACTGTTTCACCCTAACGACAACCACAATCCCGTGACGCAGCCAGATCACTACAACAAGGGTGCTATCGAAGCCATCGAAGCAATCAAGGCATCTATGCACCCACAGGAGTACAAGGGATACCTCAAGGGTAACTGTCTGAAGTACCTCTGGAGATACGAGTACAAGAACGGAGTAGAGGATCTGCGTAAGGCTAGGGTGTACCTAGAGTGGTTAATAAACGAGGTGGCTATATGAGCGCTATCTTTGACCTAGAACAACAGATGTTAGATTTTGCAAACGTCACTAAGGACATA